TTTGTAATGCTCCTATTGGCTATTTCTTGTTGTTTCTTGATTGATTCGTTTTCTGCTTCTTGTTTCTCTGCCGCTTGTCTAACATCATCTTGAAATTTAACGAATCGTATATGCTCAAAATGATAGCCAGAATACCAAAAGCCGCATAGCACCAGAGCAACCAATCCAATTTTGACATAAGTAAGAATAGGCAATGGAAACATTATTGTGGTTCTGCGCCAGACATTTGTTTGGCGGCCACAGATGCCGCACCAGAACCAGAAACGATGCCTAAAGCACCAGCAAGTTCTGTAAGGCTAATTTCGTGGCCAGAATAGATTAGATAGATTGCGGCAATTGCTACTACTACAAAGCCAAGCATCCAAGCCCAGCGAGCAATATCGTGAGTTTGATTATCTTTTCCAGTAAGAATATGAGTAAATATTTCGTTCATTTTTTGGTCGTAATAGTATCTGAGCCTTTGGTTACAGTAACTTTATCGCCATCAACGGTAACTGACATTGGCGGCTCTTTATCTGCCAAATGATCTAATTTTTCAATAAGATTCTGAATAACCATAAATTCTGGTTTTTCTTCTTTTTCTGTTGTACCAGACACAGCGTTCATCATATTGATAATAGCCATAATTGCACCGCCAGCCATACCGATAACAGCGGCAATTTTGGATGAATCTAAAAATATACTAGCGGCAACGCTAATTACAATAATTGCCGTAATATAGGCTAATCCATGCTTACCAATGGATTTTCCCGCTACTTCTTTGGCTGAATCTAAATTTTCCATTAGTGCCACTTTAAACTAATTAATGTAACAATAATAAAACCAGCACAAGCAATTAAAATTTGTTCTAGTCTTTTAAGCCTTGCATTAATCGATTCATATCGAATGGCGCATATGGCTTCGTGAGAGTTTAGTCTAGCTTCTGTTTCGGTAATATTAGACATACAAGGCTCATACAAAATAGTAGTTAATAAGTCTTATATTATGATTTATAGGAATTTTATCACTTCTTCGGGCTTTACAAACGCATCGGGGTTATATTCAGTATTATCCCACCAAAGAAACTGATTTTTTGCTAAGTATGACCTATTTTTTAATAAGTTGGTATTAGATTCATGTCCATAGATTAATGGGTCTGATACTGACCATAATACTATTCCAGATTTTCCTTCTGACCAAGCTAAATGCTGAAAAAAACTATCTACCCCTATCCAAGTCCGACAATCTTTGATTAATTGTCTAATCTCATTCATAGATAAGTTTTTTCTAAAGTCTTTTACTAAAGGCTTTTCATCATCTATGCCAATTTGGATAATAGGTTCGTCTATTTTTTCAATTAATAGCTCCCAAAATGGATAGTTTTTAGGATTTTTTTTACCGTTTATTAACTTTTTAGCATAAGGATGAATAATGATCATAGATAAAGTTTCCTATAAGCATTTTCTAAGCTATCAGTCCATTTCCATTGATCCATTTTTTTATAAATATTCCAATGTTCTAAATCCCCAAAAAGCATTTCAGCTTCTGCGATAGATCGACAAGGAATAATCTCAGGATAACAACCAAAAATAACAGGATTTGGTATATCAGGAAGGATGCTATTAAAAACAATATGATCGCCAAGCCCGCAATTAAGCACCACAATAGTTTTATCTCGGTAGTCAAGGATATTGCGATAGATTTGATCATCATGGTCAAACATTTCTTTTTTTTGATTATCCCTAATACCGCCTACAGGATTTTTAAGATGCCATGTAATTGCATTTGGTACTACTAAAAGTTTATAACCTTTATGGAATAAACCATTAGAAAATAATGTTTCTTCTCGATGTGCAACTCTAGACAATTTTAAATTGTAATCTTGGATTCCAGCACGATATAAAAAAGTAGAATAAAGATGTTCTACTTCTTTAGGTTGTGCAATATAACCCCATTGGATATTAGGTTCATTATCTATATTGGCTATAGTGCCTGTAGATTCTAAAAATGTAGGTGGATTAGGTGGATTTAAAACTGAACCAGCAATAGCACCTATATTATCTGCTTTATAACTTGCTAAAGTTTCTAATACATTGGCTTCTGGAATAGCATCGTCATCACATCTCCATACCCAATCATAGCCCATTTCATTAGCCATTTGATGTATATGATGCTGACCTTTTTTACCAGCGTATCTCCACTCCCAATCTATTTTTTTGCTATTTAAAAGCCAAAATAAATGTTGATAAATAAATTCTGAACGCATATCTTTTGGTTCGTCATTATCATCAAAGATAATTAACTTATCAGGCTTTTGCGTTTGATTAGCAATAGCTTCAATTACCAAAGGTAAAGTAGTAAAGTATCTTCCTTTAGTTGGCAAGCAACATAAGATTTTTTCTTTATCCCATTTGCCCATCAATAAATTAAATTGATTAGTTTTAGATACAGGAATCATGTTTTTGGTAATTAAACCAAATTCATTGGTGTATTCAAAATTAAAACCTTGAAAATGTGATTCATTTAAGCCATGTAGCTTATGATGAACACCCCAAAAGCCTTTTGGCTCATTATGTGGTGTAGTAAACAAAAGCCGTTTGCAATGTTTTTTTAATTTTTCAAGAATTTCTAAACCATTATCAATATGCTCAATCATTTCAAAAACAATGATGGTGTCATATTGTTCTAGTTCAATCGTATTGATATCAGCTTGTATGAATTGGCAATCCCAATCCCAGTTTTGTTTTTTGGCTACTTCAATAATAGTAGGGTCATAATCAAGACCTGTATATTGAATTCCTTTAGGCAAAAACTGACCGCCATAACCAGTTGAGCAACCAATATCTAGGATTTTTGTTCCTAATATATTTTTAGCCGCCCATTGATAGCGAGCAGATTCCCTAGAATGAACATAGTCACCTTTAAGGAATACTGCTCTTTCAAAATTATTTGTTAATCCTATTCTATATTCATCCATCTTATCTTATCTTATCAATGTGGATAAACTGCATCAACCCTCATTCCAGCCGTTAATTCAGTTCCAAATACTATAGCAGTTCCGCTAGTTACTGTAACATCTGTGCCGTTTACCATTTTAGAACCATTTACAAATACTTCAATTTTTCCAGAAGTATAAGACAAAGAAGTGCTAAATGATGTTTGGCTTGCAGTAGCAGTAAATGAATCATAAGTTAAGGCAATGCCATAACCGCTGTAGCCAGAATAGCCACTATAACCGCTTGTACCTGTTGCTCCTGTACCACCTGTTGCTCCAGTTGCTCCGCTATATCCAGAAGTTCCAGTAGCACCATTTAAGCCAGAATAGCCAGAAGCACCAGTAGCACCAGTTGCACCAGAATATCCACTAAAGCCAGAAGTACCAGTAGCACCAGTTGCACCAGAATATCCACTAAAGCCAGAAGTACCAGTAGCACCAGTAGCACCACTATAGCCGCTATAACCAGAAGCACCAGTGCTTCCATTAGTGCCAGAATAACCGCTATAACCAGAGTAACCTGAAATGCCACTATAACCACTAAAGCCGCTTGTACCGCTATAGCCTGATTGGGTATAAAACACTTGAGTAGCAGAAACAATTACAGAAGGAGTTTCTGGAACAGTAGGGCTTGTTTGTGCCGCTGTTGTTACCGCTGAAATACCAGTTGTAGATACTGCCCAAGCAAGCTGAATATAATCGCCAGCATTTAATTTTAATGTATAAGGTGTAACAGCAATTAAATATCCATTTGTGCCGCCTTGTGATCTAGGAATATTAAAAATGCTATTACTATCTGCAATATCTGCTCCATTTAGTTTAAACCAAATATCAGCATTATCATTGCCAGAGCCAGTAGATGTATTTTGAAATTGGACAGAATATTGAATTGTATAAACACCATCATTAGCAAAAGTAATTCTATTGCCAGATACAATGCTTATTCCTGTGCTATTTGCATCAGTTTGACCAATGTTAAAAATATAAGAAGCTGTAGTGCTTGCGGCAGTTTGATTAGTGGTATCCCAGAATGAACCCCAATATCCACGAACACCACCAGCACCTACCGAGCCAGAAAATCCAGAAATTCCTGAATAACCAGAAATTCCTGAGAAACCAGAATAGCCTGATACACCGCTACCAGAGTAACCTGAATAGCCTGATACACCACTTCCTGAATAGCCAGAAATTCCAGAATAGCCTGAAAAACCGCTAATTCCGCTAAAGCCAGAAAAACCTGATATTCCAGAATAGCCAGAAAATCCTGAAATGCCGCTAAAACCAGAGAAGCCACTTATTCCAGAATATCCGCTATAGCTTGAATAACCGCTTATACCGCTATAGCCTGAGAAACCAGATATACCAGAAAAGCCTGAAATACCGCTAAAGCCTGAATAGCCACTATATCCAGAAATTCCTGAGTAGCCTGAGAATCCAGAGATACCATTTGCAATGGCAAAAATAATTGGTAAATTTAAAGCAAAGCCAGTTGTGCCAGTACCACTAGAAGATACTAAAGAAACTGGAATAGACCAATAAGTTGTATTGTTAGTTGGAGTAGCAGTAATTACCCAAGTTTGACTATTAGCACTATTGGTTTGATCTTGGATAACAATTTCTTCTGTTGCACCAAGTAAAGCTAAAAACACACTAATATCCACACCATTAGCGGCAAGATTACTTATATTTAATTGTGTCGCACTTGTTTGTGTTGCATTATTCCAAAGCAAATAATCGGCAGTAGGATCACCGCTATTAATAAGTGTATTGGCTTTGTAGTAATAGTAATTGCTTGAAACACCGCTTGCACCAGAAAAACCACTTATTCCGCTAAAACCAGAATAACCTGAAATGCCAGAAAAGCCAGAGAATCCGCTTATACCGCTAAAGCCACTAAAGCCTGAAATTCCGCTATACCCGCTAAACCCTGAAATTCCAGAATAGCCACTATAGCCACTAATACCAGAAAATCCGCTTATGCCTGAAAATCCGCTATAGCTACTGTATCCAGAAATTCCTGAAAAGCCTGAGTAGCCAGAAAAACCAGAAATACCGCTAAAGCCAGACCACCCAGAAATGCCTGAATCTCCAGAATATCCAGAAATTCCAGACCAACCAGATATTCCGCTATAGCCACTATAACCAGATATTCCGCTATAGCCAGAATAGCCACTATAACCGCTAATGCCACTATAACCAGACAATCCAGAATTGCCACGCAATCCACTATAACCAGAATAACCGCTATAGCCAGAAACTCCTGAACCACTATAGCCAGAATAACCAGATATTCCATCAGCACCAGGAGCACCGCTATAACCAGACTTGCCGCTATAACCACTATATCCGCTAAAGCCTGAGTAGCCTGAATGTCCAGATAAACCAAAGCCAGAGTAACCAGAGAATCCAGAATAGCCACTTACACCGCTTCCAGAATAGCCTGAGTAACCTGAATAACCAGAAACTCCATCTATACCAGTTGCACCAGATTGACCAGAATAGCCTGAATATCCGCTATCGCCTTGTGGGCCAACTATTTGTCCAGCATCAAACCAGTTTGTGCCATTCCAAACCCACCAATGACCATCTGCCTCTACATAGTAGCCATCATTAGGACTATTTCCTGTATCTGGCAAATCAGCAACAGTAGGTACAGAACCTTTAAGATTAATTGATACACCTTGCTGACCGCTATATCCACTATAGCCACTAACTCCACTATATCCAGACTGACCTACCGCACCAGAATAGCCAGAATAGCCAGAAATACCTTGTGGGCCAATTAATCCACGATCAATATTAATTACTTGATTTGGTGTTGGGGTTACGGCAATATTGACATTATTCTGGTCAATAACAGTTACTTTCATATTTGCCATAATTATTCCACCACAATGCCGTCAGAACGAACTAAGAATAGTAGAAAAATAATATAGTCATTTTGTGGAGTAGAACCACTTGCCGCAAAACTTACTTTAATTCTGCCTGAAAAACCTACGCAATCTTGTGCATCAATATCTAATTCAGGGTCATCATCCATTAAACCCCATACATAATCATTAATAACTAAAGTAAAAAAGCCTGTTGCGTTATCAATATTTGTAATAGTAAGAGGAATAGGAAGTGGAGTTGGATTATAGTTGGCAATATCAAATGACAAACCCGTTCTAGTATCTTGAATATTAGACACTTCTCTGCGAATAATTTGTGCATCAATAGTGGCATCTGTAAGATCAATAGGGGTTACACCATCAGTAGCGGTAATTCGCAAATTCCAATAGGTAGCCTGATCCCAGACTAATTCGCCAGCAATGATAGGGTTGTCAAAACCCGACACCTGAGTTAAGGTGTTTTGATTAAATACTGCCATGATTTCTCCAATTCTCGGTTAATAGCCCTATACACTTACAGGGCTACGAATCATGTCTTATTTTTGCTTATTTTACTTTAATACTTGCCTTCGGCAAATATATTCACAAACATCGTTTTGCATTAAAAGTCTTTTATGCCGTTGGATTAACTATTGCAACAAGTTGTAAAGTTGTAGTGGCAGAAGCAATATTTTCCCTATCTGAAGTCAATTTAGCAACAAAATCTGAATCTGAAATTGCATTAGCTATACCAGCTAAAGTGTTTAAATTTCGTTGATTTGCAACTTGTAATGCAACGGCATTATATTGTGCCAATTTATCAGCTTTTGCTTTATCAATATTTACTGTAACTGTTGAACCATTAAGAACCCAAGCATCAAAGAATTGTGCATCTGCGCCTTGTGGAAAAGTGCTGTCATCAACAATAATTGCGCCTTCAGGACAATCTTTAATTAAAACTTCGCTAATGGGCAATTCCCCTGTTGGTACACATACTGAAACACCACCAATAGAGTTTGTATAAATAATTACTTGTGACATTATTTTTCCTTTAAATTATCTAAAACAAGCTACATATCCAAGCGTAACATCTTGACTGCCAACTGAACCAGCGTAAGTAATGCTAGTTGTGGTTGTTGTTTGGGCGGTCATCATTAATGCTTTTCCAGCGGATGCCGTTGAAATTCCACTAAAATCGCTTGCTGTTAAAACGCAATAATTTGCATCTGTAAAAGCAGATGTATAGTTAATCACATAAACGCCAGCAGAACTTCTTGTAACTGAACTAACATTGTAAGAA